TACTCTGGATCATTATCTAACCATAGGTAGTGAGTAGTCCTTCCTATACCTACACTCTTACAGGCTGAGGTAACTACTCCTAAGGATTTTTCTAAGGCTTCTAGCATTGCCTTTTTATGTTGTTCAGTTTTGTCCATTATAAATTCAATTTAATGGTGAATTCATTAGCCTTCCTCTTCGCTGAAGAGATCATGCTTGGGTATAGTTTTATAAGCCTCTTGATCGCATCTCGCTCCATATCTATAGTCCTATAATCCTTACATCCTCCATCAGTTACCCAATGCTCATTCTCCCAATGCAAATACCTAACCGCTAAGATTCCTCCTTTATCCTTTATATGCCTCAAGCATATCTCATAATCCTCCTTCACTTTGAAATCAGGATCAAATAGATATTCCCCATCATTGACTATTCCCATACAGGAAGCCGTAACATAGGATCTTGTTAAGAAAGGTTTATAAGGGTATGTACCTCTAGGTGAGGATTCCGTTCTCGTTCCCCATATCTTATATCCTAACTGCTCCGTAAGATCAAAATACTTAAGAAACTCCTCTGCCCAGAAACCCTCATCTCTGATCTCTATCTTCTTAGTCTTTCTCTCCTCTAGTTTGTTATACCCTACATTCTTCGCATCATCATCTAAGAACACTACCCACTTCTCATCCGTATTCTCTAGAATCCAATTCCTAGTATCTGTGATCCCTCTCACTTCCTTAGGTACACATACTATGTTCTTTACTAATCCCTTGTATTGATGATACTCACTCTCTGGAATAAAGAATGTGCTGAGGTTAGGTAAGATCTTATTTGTCGTTGTGAGTCCTGCTCTCCCCTTACTTGGTACTGCTATCAGCATTGATTCTATCTTTTAGATCACTCCATTCTAATACTCTCTCTAAGGATACGGCATCAAATCCTGATCCCTTCTTATATCCTCCTCTTCTAACCATCTTTAGTTGTAGAGTCTCTTTCAGATCCTCCCAATCTACAGAATTAGGTTCAGCCATAATCAGAATGTATTCCTTTGGAGGTTCTACCTGAACACTCTGAGGTAATTCAATCTCCTCTCCATCCTCTAATTCATCTACCTCATCATCTAGATTAGGAATCTCTAAACCCCAATCCTCTAGATCCTGAAGATCCCATTCATTAGCAAGTAGATCCCAATCCCATTCACCGAATGAGGAGTTATCCTTAATGATGAATTCCTTCTCTTGTTCTGGAGTTAGGTTATCTGCAAAGATGATAGGTACTTCCTTGAGTCCTGCTTCCTCACAAGCCTTTAATCTCATATTCCCTCCTAGTACGATCATATCCTGATTCACTACTATAGGTCTTAGATCTAACATCTGAGGAAACTCCTTGATGCTCTTCACTAACTTCTCAAATTTATTCCCCTTGATGAATCTAGGGTTATCAGGATTTGGTCTTACCTGCTTAATATCTACTCTTTCCATAATTATAGAACCCATTAATAATCAACTAAGTTACGCAAAAACTCCCTTTCATGGGGAGCAAGTTTACCTCTCTGATCTAATTGTATTAAGATCTCTAGAAGTTTATGGTAGTTATTTCTATTGACTAGGATGAGGCTAGACTTGCTCATCTCTTGATTCTTCAATTACTGCTTTGAGTTGTGCGATCTCCTCCAGAGATAAATCTAGAATCATATCTACCTTATTCTGGATATCATTCATCATCATCTCATCAGTACCATCTAACTTACTCATAGGCTCTCTGATCATCATCTCTATAGATCGCTCTAGGTTATTCATCTGCTGCTTTACCCTCTGCGAGTATATAGGTGTTCCCTTCATCAGATCCATCTGCTCTAGAGTTACCTGATACAAAGCCATTAGCTTTACTCCATTCTTGAATAATTCAAACTCAGTCATTTTCTGTTCCGTTATTGTTTAGGTCTCTATTCATTAAGTCTATTAGCGTGTCTTTCTTTTCTAATTTCTCAAGTGTCTCCTTTAATATCATATTCCAAGCAAACTTATCCTTGTCAGCGTTCCAAAGTTTCTCATACATCTCAAGTAGTATCTCTCTCATTTCTCTTTGGTGTTAAAGGTTTCTAATTTGCGCCCATTATTATCGGGTTGCGCCTATTTTTATATGCTTGAACTTTTCCCCGAACTTTTCCCCGAACTTGTTAGTGGTGTAAATAAGCACCATCCAATCTCGTGAGGTTATACCCTTACTTTGCGAATCACGAATTGCGCTCACAATACCTTGCCCACATCTTCGCTACCCAAGCCCTTCTCTGGATCTTGTTAGGGTATACCTTCTTCAGTCTCGCATTTGCAATGCGTAGGAATTGATTCATCTTGTTCATAGCTTTCTATTATGTATGTCCTTTAACCATTGAACTCTATCAGGAACATCTCCGTATGTCAGATGGTCTGCTCTGCATAGAGCCATTAGGTTCTCTATTCTGTCCTTGTCTTTAGCACCTCCTGATCCTCTATTCTCAATATGATGAATATCTACTGCTCTACCTCCACAGATCTCACAGGGGATGAAATCATCCAGAACATAGTTGAAGTATTGCATATAGATCTTAGTATGCTTTTTCATTGTAATATCAATCTATTTACAGGAGTCCAATTACAACAAGCACTAACAGGATATTTATCTTTCATCTCCTGATTCTCTTTAGGAAATAATCTTGTAATCAAATACTGCTCTACCCAATGGATATCTCTTTCATTCATAGTGAATATATGAGCAACATCAAACTCCTTAGTATTAAAGTGAGACATCAGTCTCCTTCTTACATCTTTACTCTTTCCTATATAATTTAGAACTCCCATGCGAGTATATAACAAATACACTCCAGAGACCTCAGCATTAATTTTATCCTTAAGAGCACTTCTATCCATAATCATGATATTACGGCAGTCAATATCTTTCCTAGTCAAATGTTCTTCTATCCTTCTAGATTCATTCAAATGAATGAACGCTTGTCTCTCAATACTGAAATTAGATAACAGAAGTCTATACTGATACACCTTCTCACTATTCTTGAATAAATCTGGAATCTGTATCATAGCGTTCCTTGAATAGTATAACTATCCAGATCCTCACCTCTTACAAAGAAGTCTCTGTAAAGACTGATCGCTCTATTAAACTTCGCTTCTCCTCTCTTGTAGAACTCCTCTGATACATCATAGATCCCTATATCAGTAGATGACTTATCCAGAACTATAAATGTGAAGTCCTTATATGAGGTCTTGAATAGATTGCAATAGATATAACATTGAAGATCATATCCATACTTATCAGCACTATAGCGGAATGCCTTGAGATCTGTAGTGGTCTTGAGATCAATGATCTCTCCTCCTCTCTGGATATCTGCCTTCCCTCTAAATGGAAAGCCTCCTACATTATCAATCATTGGGACTTCTGTCTCAGATCCTGATAGATAACTCAATGCTAATTCATTCCTGTTAAAAGCATCAGCCATCCGCTCTCCTGCTTCCTTATCCTTTCTAGTGATACAAGTCTTAGGATTCTCTAATTGAGCCTCTTTGAAGGCTTTAGTATTCTTAGAAGCAACATCTACCACCTGAAAGATATCATCAAAGTTCTCAGGCTCTAGGATCATCACATGAATGACTCTCCCCATTAATAGAGCAGGACTTGATTCCTCAGATCCATACTTCTGGACATTGTAGAATGTCTTAGGACTATCTAATAGCATCTTACAACTTGAAGAGGATAATGCTAATTTGTTTAATGGTCCATAATAGAACTCATCGGCTCTCGCTTTATCAATCAGCCACTGCTGATCGTAATCAACTCCATCTAGCATTAACATGAGTAACAGGTTAAGATTTCTACTAATTCATATACTGCTATCATAGCAACCATTCCTAGAATGACCATAGTCTGCAAGAATGCAACTACCGCTACCTTATTCCAATCAATCTTTTTCATCTCTCTCTTGTGTTTATAGTTGGGAGGGTTGCCCCTCCCTTTGATTATTTATATTCTATTCTTTTCTTCTTTCAAGAATTCAAATGCCTTCTGCTCATCTTCATCCTTCATAAGCATCGCATACTGACAAGCGATCTCAAATAGTTGAGCCTTTGTAGTATTCTTGTATAGCTTACTCCATTGATCTTCTTTCTGGATCTCCTCTTTCTTTACTTCATTGCGAGTTACCACTTTCTTAGCACAATCAGGTCCGAAGGCAAACCAACCTTGCGATATATGTCCTTCAGGAAATTCATGTAGATCATATACACACCCATCAGTAATTGAGTATTCCAACCATGTAGTTTTCTCTGGATTCAATTTTTTACCGCAATTAGAGCAGCAGTTATTTTCAATGTCTTGCTTAAATGTGAATGGATTTTTCATTTCTATCTCTCTTTTAATGATATTCAAATCTAAGAAGGATATTTTAATTGACAAAGAATTTTAATAATTATTTTTCATCATCATCAAAAAAAGTTTCTCCAATGAACTCCTCTAGGTCATCAACTCTCCTCTGGAGTGATCTAACTTGATTCAGGGCTATGCCCAATCCAATTCCAAATAATAGTAATATCATCCCTCTTTTATTTTATATGGTAGGATCTCAAAGATCAGATCCTCTACATCTTCCATCTTTAGATAAGTGAACACATCCTGAGCATTATATCTACCTACCCACTTATACATCGCTTCCTGATACGGAATCCAATTCTTCCTCAGGATCTTTGATCTATCAAACTCCTCACACAAGTCTAACGCTCTCCTCCTCAGGTGATTCTTCCTGAATATATAGAAGGCATCAGGAAACTGAAAGGCTATGTATTCAGCCTTGCTCTTTCTACTACACCATCCATGACCTCCCCAGACATTAATAAATTCCAGAAGGATATATCCTGAATGATGCATCTTCTTCAATCCTTTGACATCTACCTTCATATCTCCCCAATAGAAGTCTATATGCTTCTTATCATCAGCGAGTGAGGACTTATGTGCTCCTGTCAGTTCCTTGAATAATGCTTCTCCTGATTTGCCTACATCAACACAAATAGCAGTTCTATCATCACTAAGATTTCTCCCTTCCTTAAGATACTTCCTTAGTTGCATCTAGCAGTTCTTGGAGTTCTCTCATCCATTGCATCCAGATCTTAGGACTACAAGTACAGGGGATATCAAACTTATGGTTAAATACTCTCGCATGAATAGTAGCTATCTGCTTACGATCCTCATACTTGAGTGTTCTCTTTCTTAATACCCCTGTAGATAGATATTCTATCTCCTCTGGCTCTAAGCATTCAGGTTGAACCTTCTTATAAGGGAATAACTTATTCAAAGCATCTCTGCGCTCATCACACCCACAATCCTCTCCTGCGATAGCCTTGACTATCTTCTTGATTCCTGTAGCCTCTGTGATCTGCTCAATAGTATCTCCTAGACC